AGGTCTTAAAGCGTTATTTGTTGCCGCAAGAGCCATCTTTGATCCTGTCACCGGTGCTTTCGGATCAGGACTTGATGCATCAGCCGCCTGATTTATCCCCGTTATATCCCTTATCGCACCTGCATTGAACTCCCAGATGTCAATAAATTCTTTTAATTGAGGGCCAATACCTCCGACTAATTCCTGAATAGGCCGGAAGTTTGCCGGTACATTTGCTACTCCCTTATGTGTTGTGGATTTAAAAAGCAATGTACCTGTCTGTGTCTTTATCTTTATAAGGTCAAGAGGATCAAGTTTCTTGCCTCCAAGTGCCATGTTCTGTAATGAAGTAAATTCTATTGCAAGCCCTGATGGTGCCGCCATAGCGATAGCGTTCTGTAGCTTATAGTACGCAAGGCACATCTGATGGATGAATGTCTCTGAGAGGCTCACAAGCGACCTGTAAGGCAGCTTATAGAGATGATAGGACAACTCCACTTCTTTCTTCCCCGGGCGAGGCACATCGAACTGCAGGCCGTCATCATAGATAAAGTCAGTGCCTATTATCCATTTAGCCTTATAGACGACTTTTATATCGAATTTCTGAGTCTTTTTCTTCTCCGAGTCCCTTACCTTTCCCCATTCCTCATCGAACAATATCGTTGTTCCAAACTGCGTCTTGCGTTTTGTCTTATAGGTGCTATTGACGGACATCCATTCCGCATCCATCACATCCACGAGGAAAGTATCATAATTGGCGCAATGCAGTTCTGAGTTGTAAGTATATTCCCCAAGCCTTATGTTGCCTCCAATGCCATTGTATTCCTCTGCAAGGTTCCTTAATACTTCTTCTGGCAGTTCGGGGTTGAGCTTACGGAGGTCTGAGATAAGAACCCTTATCACTTCACCACAATACTCCATATTATGACAATCCCAGAATCTTGAATACTGTCCTATGAATCGTGCCGGGTCAACATATCTTACTTTTACCTTTCGGGTGTATTGGTCGGTATAGTCTTTTGTTGCCAGGTACCCTATCTCACAGGCATCCCTGATGAGTTTCTTCTTCGTCTCTTTCCATTCGGATATATAAAAGGAATAATCGAGGGCTTCCTCTATCTCCATCTCCTTTGACAGCTTAAAGCCTCCCGCTCCGTCATATAACTCAAGTTCTTCAAGTGAATCGGGTATATACTCATCCGTCTTGTCCACCCCCATCGCATTATTGATATATCCAAGTATCTCCTTGAATTTCATGCGGTATTCCATATCCAAGCGGGCTTCCTCTTTCTCATTGGTGCTTGATGGGTCAACTGCCGTAGCCACCACCTGATGATCTGTCTGCTCAAGCATGCCTTCCACTATGCGAAGGAATTTAGGCATGATAGCCGGGACATCCCAATTAATATTCATATATCCCGTTGACTCGCCCTTGTCATCGCTCTCATCGAGTAGTATCTTCATGTATTGAAGAATATCCTGCCGTCCGGCTGCGAGATCCCTGAGTAGTTGAAACTCATCAATGAGGTCATAAGGGATGGCTGCGCGACCCTGTTTCCATGAAGCATAGATAGCTTCACACCATTTTCTCTTCCATTCCGTGTCCTTTAATTTAGGGTCTATGTCGTCCAACGGGAAGGGGCATGATGACGAACCGTATTTTAAAATGTTAAATGGCATCTCTACTTTAAATTTCCCCCAAAGTTAGTATTTATTTGGGATATTATAAGTCCTTTTCTTCAAATAATTATCAAGGGTGTATTCCTTCTCATCCAGTTTCTCCACTTCGTCATATATGTCTGCCGTGCCAAGAAGGGCATATCCCCCTGCCGTAAATAGGTCATAATTGGTCATGTCTTCCGGCCCATCAATATCCCTGCATTGCTCCAAAATCTCTATATGCGTCTCCTGTGAGGCTTCGTTCTCTATCCATGCATCAAACTCGCTGAAGATACTCTGTTTTATCTTCTCTCCCGTCTGCTCGCCGGGTGTCTTGCTGAACTCAAATGTCCTCGGGTCAATCCTGTACCTGAGATAGCCTCCGTATCCCCTCTTCTCAAAGTAATCCCATAACAGAGGCACATTTATCTCGGGGAACATCTGAACTCCATAATAAATGCACATCATAAGCATATCCTCTGCATAGATGTCTTTGTCGTATGTGCGGTATGAATAGGTACATACAAACTTGCGCTTCATGGAAAAGTCGCCGTCTTTGATCTTACCCTTGCGGATCACCGCACCGCCTCCATTGGACTTGCGGTTGCTCTTTACAATATTGAATTTAAAAGGGTCTCCCCCTGCACATCCCCATTGAGTGTTGCCTGGCATCCACGAGCCGTCTTCTTCGTTCCGGAATTTAAGATTAGCCTCGTAATCATTTAACTGATGGCTCACCCTGAACTTACCCTGCGAGTTCTCCACAAAAAGAACTTTGGTGTCTCTCTTGTTGTTCTCCCAAACAAAATTACCGGTTACTATTGCCTGTTTTGTCAATGACAGGTTATCAATATAAGTCTCCAGTTTATTCATATTGAATCCCGACGCCTTGGTGGATGTCCTGAAACACTCCGCAAATCTCAAGGGATAAAGCCTTATCTGTTCAGACAACTTATCCTGATCGGCAGTATATGATGACCGTATGTTCAGAAGATATTCTCTTGCTCCTATCTTCCTGCCAATGAACTCTGCCTGCTTCTTATCAGGAGTCCCTATGATACTCATGCCATAAGGGTCAATGAAGTCCTCCAACCCGTCATCGGCAGACATAAATAGGTTTACAAGCCCTGATTTCGTCTGTCCATTGAGGTTGCGTTCATAATAGTTGCTCATCAGGCATTGCTCCCTGAATGCCCTGCCTCCTCCTTTCTCCATCTCACCAACCGTGGATGTCTTTATGGTGAATCCTATTATGCTTCCTCCTATGGCAAGACACTCCTTTACGACTGCATGGCGAGCCCAGCAGTCAAGCCCTTTCTTTAACTTTCCCACTTCATCGTCATGGTGGAAATAGAGCTTATCACCGTCATAGGCGGAGGGGTCTGCCATCTCATAATCTATCTTGGACTCCAGTCCCATCTCTGAATTAGACAATGCTCCCCGTGATGATAGCCTTATTGCCGGAGGCGTAAATGACAGTTCTGTCTTTGGCGAAGTAGAGCCTTCATAATTAGGCTTAAAGAAGAACGGCAGTTGTTTCCATGGCCCCACAAGATGCTTTAGAAAACACTTGCGAGCCTGGACATCGTTCATAGACTGTATGCCTCCCCACGCCCCGAGTGTACGGCTTATAATTTCATAATTGATGCATTCAGCCTTATATGTGGCTCCCTCACGTCTGTGTTTGGGATAGTTGAATCCGTAGAATAGGCGATGACCGGTCTCTATCCATTCATATCTGCCCTTTGAGTCCTGTATGGCAAAGCCGTTCTCATCGCACCTGGGATACTTGGTTTCGGTATAAATCTTACGGGCAAAGAGGAAAAAACGCCTGTCCCTGTCACGGTATTTCGGCAGTCCGACATCAATATGCCACCACCCGCAATAGAAATAATGCCATCCGTCAATATATGTAGGCACACCGTTATTATAGAACCAGTAGCCGTGAAGCCTCCTGTCCCATTGCAGTTTTATGAAGGCTATCTCCTCTTCATAAATATCCGCATGCTCTTCCAGTTCGTTCCATATATCATCAAGGGTCTCATATTTGGATTGGAGTTCTTTCAACCTCCGAGGAATCTTCGGTGGATGCCACATCTGATTCTCTGCAGGCAGTCCCCAATTATCTATCAGGTGAGGCTCTGGAGGGTCGGGCAATAATATCTCTATCGGGATTAAGTCTTTATCCCCGGTATTGACCCAGATACTCTTCTCCGCATCCTGATACTGTGCGAGTATGCGGGGATCAATTTCTTTATAATAGCGTTTTAAAAGAGTTATGTTATTCATTTCAATTATGAATAAAGAGGGCTTTTGGAATCCTCACCGTTCTTAGTCCTGTCCTGCCACACTCCCTTGCACACTCTTCTGCATAGGCACCATCAGCAGACACATGATTGTGTTTGAATCCCACTTTTTTTGCCACATCCATCCTGACAATAAAAGAACCCATGTCAATCTTATTTTCTTTTATCTCCGTGTATAGTATTTCATATTGAAGGTAATTGTGAATCGTATTACAATAGACCATACCTACATCAGCCATGCATTCTCCCAAAAAATACTCCACAAACCTTGCCACATACTGATTGTCGTCATTTGTCATAAGAACATAATCGTCATATTGTCCTTCTATTTTTTCAAGCATCATCTTGCGATTAGAGTGCCCGAATCCCCCAATCCTCTCGCTTGTCTCATGGTAATCCACCTTCCCTGTTTCTGAATATAATGAGATTACTTTTTTTATTTCTTCCGATGCAGGACCGTCATGTATCACGTGGACAAGCCATCGTGCGTCTGTCTGTCTCATAAAAGAATCTATAAGCATCCTTAGCTCAATAGGTTTCTCGTATGCAACACAGATGACATGTAACATATCAATTATGAATAAAGAGGCATTTAGGGATATAGGCTACTTCAAGGTTATTTGCCCTGCAGTAATTGGCGCACTCCTCTGCATACATGCCATCGCCATTAAACTCAAAATGATTAAATCCTATCTTCCTTGCCACGTCAGACCGCACCATGAATGAACCAACGTCTATCCTGTCCACTTTTATCTCTGTCCGGAGTATGTCGTATTGAAAATGACTATGAACGGCATCACAATAAACGAATCCAGTCCTGTCATTACATACTTTAAGCATCAGCTCAACAAAAACAGGGACATAATAATTATCATCATTCGTCATCAATATAAAGTCCTGAACGTCCCCGTCTATACTGTCCAGATAGGCTTTTCGCATGGGATGGCCGAATTGCTGCATCCTGTATGGTGTCTCATAGAAATTAACCCTTAAATCATTATACAGACCAACAACCTCATGTATTTTGTCACTTCCAATACCATCATGCATTATGATGAGGTCCCATCGGGGGTCTGTCTGGACTAACAGACAGTCAATAAGGGTGCGCATTGATACTGGCCGCTCATAGGCGACTGACATAAAGTGTATTTTCATAATTCTTTTTTTAATGCTTTATTTATAGCTCTCTTAACGACTTCTGCATAATCGGAATATTCAAGTGCCGTCTTGTAATTCCAGTCTATCGTGTTCAGCTTCCCGTAATAGATATGAGGAGTCAGATTATTACAGACTTCAATAATCTCATCAACGCTATTAACCCTAATGATACTGTCGACATCAAAAAACTTTGATATGTTTTTTGCACCCCAATAAATAGGATAAACCATTGAAATCAGAGGATCAATCAGTTTCTCGGTAAATAAATTATCTTTCTTAAAACAGTCTATCACGATATGAAACATATAATCCATCACAACCTTTTTCCCAAAATGATCCGGCGGTAGCGTTAGAACCTTACTCATATCCACTCCCTCAAGGGGCATACGAGAGCCCACGTAGAAGAATCGTGGTATCTTTATCTCTTCCTGCCTTCTCCATAATTCATGTCTCAAGGCGTGTCCGGGGAAACAATTACGTGCAGAGAAGACGGACGATACTCCAAACGTCTTATTCGTTGAATCATTGGGTGGTACCCATGCAGGATAGCCGGGCATAAATATTGCCTGTGGCAGATGAAGTAAATCCGGCTCTGCCGTCAATAGGTAATTAAAACAATCCTGATGGTTATTTATGAAATCAATGAACCTGCCATCGGGTTCTATCGTAGCAAATATGCGAATAGTGTCTTCCGGAATCGGCTTTTGAAAATTAATGAACTCATCTTCATAAACCAATTCTATCTCCTTATCCGTGTCAATCTCAATCACGGCATCCCTGATCTCATAGAAATCGGCATATACTTTTACTCTTCCCATACAATATCAAATAATGGTTTTGCAAGGTTACAACCAAAAACAAATATATCGTGATGTGCTTGCATACTCATCAGATAATGCCCACCCCATCCCCTTTCTTTGTTTATATCCGACATGCGGGTTTGATATTCCTCCATGCGCTTCATGTAATAGTCAAGATTCCAGAATTTGTAATGCAATAATTTGTATTCTATGTTATTCAGGATGCGTATCCCATCCTTACTGCCATTTATATCCAAGGGATTTGACACGTGCGCCCCAGCCTGATAACGCATCTCCCCAACCTGATCCGGACGAAAACAACACATCTTCCTTTCCGGATTATGAACTGCCCCTTTTTGTGAGTATTCAAAAGGATGCCCATCGGCATACAGGGGAGCTTCAAGGGAGCTCATATTATAACCATACGGATAAATGACATTCCATCCATTCATATACACATCTGTCAGGTCAAGATCAAATACTGCAATGCCATTAAT